ACCGGACAGACAGCCGCGTCCCAGGGCCTGGACCCCGATGTGCTGCAATCGACTACGAAAGCGGCGGTAAGCGCGACGATCCGTGGCGCAGAACAGCACTTGGAACTCATGGCGCGACTATTCGCTGACAGCTTCAAGCGGATGTTCAAGGGCGTACTCAAGCTCGTCATCACGCATCAAGACAAAGAGCGTATTGTCCGGTTGCGCGACGAGTGGGTGCCCATTGATCCGCGTGTCTGGGACTCGACGATGGATTGCAGCGTGAATGTCGGGTTAGGTGTGGGCACAATCGACGAACGGCTGGCCGTGCTGAACCAAGTCGCGATGCGCCAACAGGAAGCACTCGAGAAGCTAGGGCCGAACAATCCGCTGGTCGGGCTGGGCCAGGTACGCAATACGCTGGCTAAGATGCTCGAAATCAGTGGGTATCCCGACTCGAACCAGTTCTTCAAGCAAGTCCCGCTCGACTATGAGCCGCCACCGCCAGAGCCACCGAAACCGTCACCGGAAGAGTTGCTCGCCCAGGCGCAGATGGCCGATATCCAGGCGCGTACAGCTATCGACGAGCAGAAGATCCAGCTTGGCGTCCTGAAACAGCAGCAGTTGGATGAGCGTGAAAGCGCCAGAATTGCCGGTGACCTAGCCATTAGAGAATTCCAGGCACAAGAGAAATTCCAGAATGACGTTGATCTTGAGGTCGTAAAGGCGAGTCTTCAGGAAGGGTTGTGATGAGCCTAAGCGCCGAACAGAAAGGATACCGTGCCAAGGAGATCTTAGAGGACGAGGTTTTCGTGGAGGTCATCGATAGCGTGAGGACACACATCCTGACGCAGTGGAATCTCACCGATTTCGACCAAACTGAGGCGCGTGAAAGCCTTTATCATCAAGGCCGCGCCCTTGACGAGGTACTGCGCGGGTTGCGAACATTGGTGTCGGATTGGACTATGGATCAGTCGCGTAAGAAAACTAGAAAAGGAAGGAAGTAATGAGCGAAGCCGGTACTACAGAAGCTGGCCCACGCTCTATGGGACAAATTGAGGATACGTTTTCCCAAATGCTCACCGGGACCGAAGAGCAACCCGAAGAAGATTCTTCTAACGAAGAGCAACCCTCAACGGATTCTTTGGATATAGAGCAAGAGGACGCCGAGTTTGCCGATGACTCGGTGGTGGATGAGCAGTACGATGACGAACAGGACGATGAACAACTCGACAGCGAGGCCCAGGCGTTTACCGTCACAGTTGACGGCAAGCCTGAAGAGGTGCCGCTGGACGAACTCATCGCTGGATACCATCGCTATGCTACATACACGAAAAAGAGCCAGGAGCTTGCACAGGAGCGAGATGGCTTTGGTGAGGAGCAACAGGCTCTACGGCAAATGTACCAGCAATACCAGGGGGTACTGAGCCAACTCCACGGACAGATGGAGGCCGCCAACAAGCCGCCAAATATGGATTGGGACGCTCTTGAACGAGAGAATCCGGTCCAGTTTCTGAAACTCAAATACCTTGAGCAACAGAGGGCTGGCGAGATACAGGCGGTGCAAGCCGAACAGGCGCGTATGCAACAACTTCTTGCCGGTGAGAATGACAAGAAACTGCAAGAGCGCCTGACGGTCGAGCAGAGTCTGGTGTTGGAGAAAATTCCCGAGTGGGCCGATGGCGATCTACAGGCCACCGAACAGCGCAAGCTGGTCGAGTTCGGTAAGGCGATTGGGTACAGCGACAACGAACTCAATACGCTTTACGATCATAGGGCGTTGGTCGTGTTACGCGATGCGATGCGCTATAACGAACTCACGAACGGCGACAGGATCACAGAGGCGAAATCAAAAATCGGTAGCGTGAAGGGCGGCAACAAAGAGACATCCCGCCGAGTGCGCTCCCGTCAGGTGAAGTCAAAGAGGGCGCAGTTGAAAAGGACCGGAAAGGTCGATGACGCTGCGGCTTTGTTTGCCGACATCTTGACGGAATAACTGGAGATTTAGAATCATGGCAGTGGTCACCAATACGTTTCTTACCTACGACGCGAAAGGCATTAGGGAGGATCTCAGTGACTTGATCTCTGATATCAGCCCGACTACAACGCCCTTTCAGAGCAACATTGGGTCGAGAGACGCAGATAACACCTATTTCGAGTGGCAGACCGACAGCCTCGCTACGGCCAGTGGGACGCCCGTAATCGAAGGCGCGGATCTATCGACATTCACGGCAGTCACACCAACCGTTCGTCTTGGCAACTACGCCCAGATCAACATGGTGGACTTCATCATCTCAGGCACCGAGCAGCGCGTGGACAAGGCTGGTCGGGCGTCAGAGGTTGGCTACCAGGCAGCGAAAGCTGCGAAGGAACTCAAGCGCAACGTCGAAGTAGCTGCGCTGCTGAACGGAGTTGGTGCGGTTGCTGGTGCGACTGCGACAGCCCGTGTCACAGCCGGGTTCCCTTGCTGGCTGAAAACCAACGAAACCTCCACAAACGTGACAGCGCCTAGTTACTCGGGTTCAACCCCGACAGGTGCAGCCCAGGTGTGGAAGGCTTTCGGAACGCCCACGGCGTTTACGGAGGCGATGCTCAAAACCACGATGCAGGAATGCTATTCCAGTGGTGGCGAGCCGTCGATGCTTATGGTTGGTCCTTTCAACAAGACCGCCGTTAGCGCCTTCAGTGGTATCGCTTCTAGCCGCTACAACGTGGACGGCGCAGAGCCGTCAGTGATCATCGGGGCCGCAGACATTTATGTCAGCGACTTCGGTAATCTGTCCGTTGTGCCGAACCGTTTCTTCACATCAGTGATCGACGCTGGTGCTGGTTCGCTGATGAATAACTGGGCGTTCTTGATCGACCCAGACGAGGTGAGGATCGCGAATCTGCGGCCTTACACCATCGAGACATTGGCGAAGACGGGTGACGCTGATAAGCGGATGGTACTCCAAGAGTGGGGGCTTCAGGTTAATAATGAGAAGGCCCACGGTGTAGTCGCCGGAATTACCTCGGCGTAGTTCTGCTGGTGGGGTGGGGGCTTCGGCCCCTGCCCCCTAGTAGGCACCATAATGTCTATGAAACGAGTGCTGGACTACGATCCAGCCACGGGCATCACGCAGTGGTTTCATTACGATGAGGCCACTGGCGATATGGGTCTGGAATCCGAGCAGGATGTGACCTCAATAGTTGAGGGCACAAAAGGCGCTTTTAACCCGGTGGACGAACGTGCTGCCTGGAAGGGTGACGTTCACAAGATCGCGTCGATCCCAATGACCATCTACCACGAACTCGCGAAGATATCGAACAATTTTAAGGACCAGCGAGCGATCCGTAGGTGGCTGAACGACAAAGACAATCGCGTGTTCAGGACGAGGCCGGGGAGGGTCTAGGTGGCGATCACGACCTACGCACAGTTACAGACGGCGACAGCGAACTGGCTCGACCGCACTGACCTGACGGCGCGCATCCCAGAGTTCATCGAACTCGCGGAAGCCAACTTCAATCGCGTGATCCGACAGCCGGATATGATCGCGAAGGATGACTCGTTTTCGCTCGCGAGCCGTTACACCACACTGCCGACTAACACGCTTGAGATCATCAGAATCGTGGTCGATCTCTCGCCGGTAATTGTGTTGGAGTATATGACGCCGGAAGAGATATCAGAGCGCAGAATCGTGATGAACGCGACCGGCAAGCCGTACTACTTTACGACGATTGGCGGGGCGAGCGGCCAGTTGGAGATATTGCCCTCACCTGACTCGACCTACACTTCCAGCATCGTCTACTACACGCGGATCGCTGCACTAACTGATTCGGCTACGAGCAATTGGCTGTTAGCCGCACATCCCGACATCTACCTGTTCGGGACGCTAGTAGAGGCAGAGCCGTACCTCAAGAATGACGAAAGACTCGCGATGTGGTCGGCCCGTCTCGACAAGGCGCTCAATGATCTGCGCTTACAGGGACAGCGGGAGCGGCATACTGCGTCTGGCCTCCGAATGCGCTCACGGGTACTAGGATAGGACTATGGCTACTGCAAATCTGGAGATCACGCTGCCAACTGTCGGGGGAAGCACCGACACCTGGGGCGGAACGCTCAACACGGGGATCACGAAGATAGACGCCCTGTTCAGTGTCAGCGGCACCGATGTCACTATGGCTAACGTCAAGTTCAACAGTATCGGACTTCAGGAAACGGGCGCTGGCACCGACACGGTCAAGATTCAAGCTCCTTCGGCGGTCACCCAGCACACGCTGACGATGCCAGGGGCTGTGCCTTCAGCTAACGAGGTACTGACGGCTTCGGACGGAAGCGGCACCCTGAGCTGGGCTGCACCTACTGTTGGCGACATCACCTCTGTGGTGGCTGGCGCAGGAATGACAGGTGGCGGCACAAGCGGAGCGGTCACCCTGAATGTGATCGGCACGGCAGATAAGATCACAGTATCGGCTGACGCAGTAACCATCGCCTCTGGGTATGTAGGCCAAAGCAGCATTACCACGTTGGGCACGATAGGGACAGGCGTCTGGAATGGCACTGCTATCACTGGGGCGTACATCGATCCCACAAGTTCACCGCTCGCTAACACCAAAATCTGGATCGGCAGTGCGTCAAATGTTGCAGCGGAATTTGCGCTTTCCGGCGATGCGACAATGTCAGCCGGGGGAGCCGTCACGGTAGTGGCCGCTCCTGCTGGGACGCTGACGGGAACGACCCTGAAGTCTACCGTGGTCACCTCCAGTTTGACCGCCGTAGGCACGATTGCTACAGGCGTCTGGAATGGCACCGCTATCGCGAACGCTAATCTCGCCAACTCGACGGTCGCCTACGGAGGAGTGACGCTGGCTCTGGGGGCCTCCGACGCAACCCCGGCTTTCAACCTCTCCGACGCGACCGCCTATACGGGCGACAGTGCGCTCGTCACTACCGGGACTATCACCAGTGGGACATGGCAGGGCACGACTGTAGCGGTGAATAAGGGCGGCACGGGGCTGGCGTCTTATGCCGCCGGTGACATTGTATACGCGAGTGGCGCTACCACGCTCGCAAAACTCGCCAAAGGCTCAGACACCGAAGTGTTGACACTCGCTAGTGGCGTCCCAACCTGGGCCGCTCCTACTGTTGGCGACATCACAGGCGTAACTGCTGGCACCGGGTTGTCAGGAGGCGGCACTACCGGCACGGTCACACTCAACGTCGAAGCCGCGCAGACCCAGATCACCTCAGTCGGTGCATTGGGTGCTGGCTCCATCAGCAGTGGCTTTGGGGCCATCGACGTTGGCTCCTCCTCCATCGACGGCGGCACGATCACCGGGACGTTCGTGGGCAATGTCACTGGCAACGCCTCTGGCTCTTCTGGATCCTGCACGGGCAACTCAGCCACTGCTACCCTCGCCTCCACGGTCACCGTGGCGGCCTCTGGTGGTGACGCGACTTCGCATATCGCGATGTTCGACAGCGCCACCGGCTCGCTTGCAGCATTGACTGATCCGGGCATCACTTACAACGCTACCACGAATGTACTGACATCGACTTTCGCTGGAGCATTGACCGGCAATGTCACTGGCAACGCCTCTGGCTCTGCATTAACCGTAACTCAGGCGGCGCAGACGGCGATCACAAGCGTCGGAACGCTGAGTGCGCTGACTGTCACGGGTGCCCTTGTCGCAAATGACGATGTGACGATGGCCGCTACGAAAAAGCTGTACTTAGACGGAGGTGGTGACACCTATCTGGCGGAGCAGGGGGCGGATGATTTCCACATATTCGTTGGTGGCTCTGAAAAGATGAGGCTCACAGGAAACACCGCGCGCTTCCCCGGAGCCTACGCGAACACCACCGGAAGCGCCGTCAATATGTTTGTGAGTTCCTCAGGCGACTTGGCCCGCTCGACATCATCGCTGCGGTATAAGACTGATGTCGTGGATTACGAATTGGAACGGGCGCAGAGCCTAATTGCCGCGCTTGAGCCGATTAGTTATAGGCACAAGCAGGAGGATCATCACCACCTTGGATTTACAGCGGAGGCGGTGTCCCCGCTTGAGCCCTTACTTGTGGCGCTCAATGAGGATGGAGAGCCAGATTCCCTTGAGTATGAGCGCATCGTCGTTCCGCTCACAGCGGTAGTGCAGAGCCAGATGGCTGAGATTGCCGCCTTAACGGACCGTATCGCGGCGCTAGAGGCAAGCGCGTCGGATGGAGTCTGAGTTGACCACCATACTGAGTTTCCTGGCTATTCCGGCGGCAGCGGGCGCAGCGTGGGCTGGCGTGAAAAGCGGCCTGAATGGCGCGAGACAGTCGATAGCCCAGATAGAGAAAATAGTCACCAGACTAGACGATAAGGTGGATTCACATGGCGAAAGGATCACGGCACTTGAAGTCGAAACTAGCAACCTCAAAGAGCGACGGTAATATGAGTGCAGTCGAGGGACAGGATTTCGGGAGCGATGTCACGGCCATCTCTATGGACGAGATTGTGCCACTTGAGGACGGGCAAGCTGAGATTTACGAGCGAGCGTTCCAGGGGTTCCATGATTCTCGCGAGAATCTCCAGAGCCTTCTGGTCGCGGGCGGGTTCGCGAACAAGGACATCATCAAGGCAGAGTTTCAGGGCGACAACAAGCATTTTGTTACCCGGCCCTCTGCGAATGGCGCACCTGGCTAATGCCTCCCGCGCAATACGTTCCACTTCAGTTCGCGCCAGGTGTCTGGAAGAACGGCACCTTATACCAGGCGCAAGGTCGCTGGTATGACGCTGATCTGATGCGGTGGAGCGTTGGCGCGTTAGGCCCCGTGGGCGGCTGGCGGGCATGGGGTCCTAGTACGACCCCCATCACGAATGTGCCACGAACCTCGCTCCCGTGGATGGACAATACGTTCCGGCGTTGGATCGCTGTCGGCACCTACGCGAATCTGTATGTCTACGATCATGCCGCGAACCTGTACGACATCACGCCTACCGGATTCACGGCTGGCCGAGAGGACGCTGACCCGAATACGGGCTACGGTAACGGAGTTTACGGCCAATCGACTTACGGCAACGCCCGCCCAGACCTTGGCATCCCCGAACCAGCCACGATCTGGAGCATGGATCTGTGGGGCGAGGATTTCGTTGGATGCACCCCCGATGACGGCGATATCTACCAGTGGGACTTGAGCGGTGGGACGCCAACCTCGACCGTAGCAGCGCGTATCGCGAACTCGCCACAATTCGTTATTGCCACGGCGGTGACCAGCCAGAGAATCCAGATGGCGTTTGGTGGAGTGCCTTCTGGCGGGGCAGAAGCCAACCGAGATCGCCGTAGAATCTTCTGGTCGGACTCGGAGGACAACACCGATTGGACGGCGAGTGCAACGAACCAGGCCGGTGACCACATCCTTGAGACTGAGGGCGACCTACTCGGCGCGGTCAAGGTTCGCGACAAGCTGCTCATCTTCACTACGATTGACGCCCACACTGCTACCTACGTTGGCCTCCCCTACGCTTATCAGTTTGACCGTATAGGCGACAGTTGCGGCCCCGTTTCGATCAATGCGGTGGTGGTAGCTGGCCCGACAGCGTATTGGATGGGACGCAGCGCCCAGGGCTTCTTCATGTACGATGGCTACGTTCAGGCGATACCATGTGATGTAGAATCGTTCCTCGTCAACGAGATAAACCAAGCGCAAGCGAGTAAGGTGATCGCTTGGCACAACACTCTATTCAACGAGGTGTGTTGGTTCTATCCAGGCGATAGCAGTGAGGTCGATGCCTATATCAGCTATAACTACCTCGAGAAGCATTGGTCGGTCGGCACGATGGCGCGTAGCGCGGTGATGAGTCGCGGCATCTTCCTGCACCCGATCCTCTTCGATCCTAGCGGCAACCCATACGAGCATGAGGCGGGCAACACCTACCAAGACGCGGGTCCAGCGGTGGCACTTGGCACTAATCCAGTCGCAACGACAAGCACTTCCGACGCGGTCATCAAGATTACCGATAGCGCAGGGCACGGCCTAGAGATTGGAGACAGTGTGAAGATCGCTAGGGCTACTGCGGTTGGCGGGATAATCGCCGCTCGGATCAATGTGTGGGTGACGGTGGCTTCAGTGCCCACGGCAACCACTTTCACCGCGAATCTTGGTGGCGCGAACGCGACAAGCGTGACAACAGGCGGTGGCTCCACGGTCATCGCCACATATAGTGCTGGTCCGATATTCGTGCCATATGTAGAATCTGGGCCGGTCGAGCTTGGTGACGGGAATAGAATCCTGTCAGCTACGAGCTTGATCCCCGATGTGACGGCGCTAGGCGACATCACGACCACGTTCTATACAAGGCTGTACCCGACTGACTCCGATGCAACGCACGGGCCGTACACGCTCGCCGCGCCGACTTCAGTCCGCTTCACGGGCCGAACTTGCCGCATGAAGGCGACTTCTGACTCTAGCGCAGCATGGAATCTGGGTATTCCGCGCCTTGAGATGCAGCCAGGGGGCAGACGATGACGGTTTCCGCACCATCTGGCGTAAAACGGCTAACGCTGCCCGAACCCCGGCAAGAATATGACCGCCAGGCGCTTATATTTAACAATATCGCGATGGAAGAGGCCGACAGAAGCAATTTTAAGCACTTTGAGGATGTCGATTTAGCCAACAACGAGCGTTTGATCTTGGTTTCTGCCAACGGGACACGCTATAGTGTTACCGTGACCGACGCGGGCACCTTGGGGACTACGGCGATATGAATTCGACTCAGCACAACGGGTTCACAGAGGCTTGGGAGCGCAGCAAGCCGTTTTTAGCTGATGCGCTAGAAAAAAGCGGCAACGAATACACGGTAGACGATGTTTTGAAGGAGATAGAGGACGATCACGCGATCTTCTATCCAACCCAAAAGGGCGCGTCAGTTTTTCGAATTGCGCTATATCCACAGAAGCGGATGCTTCGAATCTGGCTCGCTGGTGGCGACATGGAGTCGAGCATTGAGAGCATTTTAGCGACGGCAGAATTCCACGCTAAAGAACACGAATGTGACGGGATCGAAGTGGTGGGGCGCAGGGGCTGGGAGAAAGTCCTAAAGCCCTACGGCTATGAGCATAAGCGGGTGGTGCTTATCAAGGAGCTAGGGAACTAAAATGGGTCAGAGCCAGAGCGGCGAGTTAAAGCTGATGAGTGAGGAAAAGAAAGATGACAAGACTCAGGCCCGCGAGAGAACGCTATGGGATCAGTCTAAGGCACTAGCTGCCGTAAACCCTTTCGAGGGGCAGTATGGTGGCGCGAGTGCGATGCCTGGGATGTCAGCCATGTCGGGGGCTGGACAACAGTATCTAGCAGACTCGATCCTTGGACCCGGCCAGTATTCGGCCCAGAATCTTGGCTTTACCGACTATATTCGCCCAGGGTCAGCCGGTAATTCGAGCGCAGAACAGATAGCGGAAGCCCAGGCCGCTGCGAGAAGGCGTACAGATGCACAGACCCTGCGGGATGAGGCGCTGTACGACCTGCAAATGCGAACGGGGTACAAGAGCGGTACGGGGGATGGGGGGTATGGTGGAGGTAGCGCCGGAAATGTAACTCGCACCGGGGGTGAGCAGAACATCATAGAGAACCTTAGCAAGGACATTGATAGCAGCGAGAGTGGGGCCTCGTTTGACACGATTGGTGCCGACACCATTCAAGGTCCGACTACTGGGACCATTGCTAGGCCAGTAGTCCCACCGCCCCCCGCCACACCTCAATATACACCTATGTCGGGGCTGCTCGGTACTAGAGCGGAAGAAGAGCGCATCCGCGCTCCTGGCCCAATGAGGGTGGGGCCGAACGACCCAGGCTGGGAGGCTTTTCTAGCCGCCGAAGACGCACGAAGCCCCGGAAGGGGGGCTGGCTTGCGGGCAGACGCGGCATCGCACCCCGATTGGACCTGGGACATCCCCGCTGAACAAAGGGTACCGGGACGGTCCTACTCGCAAACGGTGGGTGTGCGGGAGATGGAAGAGGGGGCCGAAGCTACGCGCAGACTGTTGGAACAAGCCGCTCCAAGCGCCCCCACCTATGCCGACATCACAGACCCGACGATTGGCACGACAACGGTTGCCGGTGTGACTGATACCAGTGGGATCGGGGAAGCTACTGCGGCTGCGGCCCAAGGACCGTGGAAGGTCGATGCCCCGGCTGCGATAGGGCAGACTAAGGTTGCGGGACCGACTGACATCTCAGCCCAATCGATTAGTGGGCCTACGGCGTATGATGCGAGCGATGTCACGGGCCAGACAACTCAGGCGATTTATGGTGTAGATCCCGCAGAGTTTAAAGGCGCATCGTTTCTCAGTGGCCCCGCTATCGAAGACTACATTAATACGGCGGGTGTCGATGCCCAGGTATCACAAGCGGAAGAGGATTATCAGCGTCAGTTGAATGCTCTTCAGGCGCAACAGGCTGGGTCTGGTGCATTCGGTTCGCGAGCGGATCTTCAGGACTTGGGTGCGCTAGAGGCACAGCAACGTAATGTTGCAGCGATTCGTGGAGCCGGATTCGACCGTGCTGCACAGTTAATGGAAGCTGATATTGGCCGTCAGCAAGAAGCTGGCCTACAAAGTCAGCGGTTAGGTGTGGATGTGGGAAGAGGCAGTCAAGCACTCGAGGCACAGCGCAGGGAGTCTGATGCAAACCGTGCCCAACAGGCTATGCTGGCTAATCAACAGGTGGGTGTAGAGGTTGGGCAGCTAGAACAAAACTTGGGTACGCAAGTCGATATCCAGAATGCCCAGAATGCGCTGTCAGCGTCTCAGGCCAATCTGAATGCGGCTATGCAGAGTGGTGACCGTCAGGCACAGATCGATGCCCAACGTCAGATGCGTGACGCGGAGCTTAATGTGGAGACGGCGGCAAATACCCAAAGGTTTCAGGCTCAGTCGGGTATGCAGGACCAGCAGCTTAGGACACAGGTTGCGATGCAGAATGCACAGAACGAGATAGCGATTGCCGAACAGAATATGCAGTCAGCTTTGCAGACGGGTAACCAACAGGCACAGATCAACGCCCAGCGCGAGATGGCTGAAGCACAGATGGGCCTGGACGCCGCTACGCGCAATCAAGCGGCTAGTCTCGAGGCGGCTGGCATGGGACTCGACGCTCAAGCGCAGTTCAGACAGCAGCAGATGCAGAATGCCCAGCAGTTAGCCGATATCGGTGGCATGACGCAGGGCGCTACATTCGGTGCCGCAGGGCAGTTGCAGCAGATGGGCGCCCAACAGGAACAGGCGGAAAGGCTGCAACAGGCGTTTGACTACGAGCAATGGCTGCGCGGCCAGGAGGGCGGCGTACAGGCGTTGTCGCTCATGCAGGGCATGATGCCAGGTGGAAGTATGCAGCAGTTCCAGCGTCCGCCGGATAGATTGGGCCAGCTAATGGGGCTGGGGACAACCCTTGGCGCGGCATACCTTGGGAGCCCAGGACCAACGTGATGGAACAGTTTAATGTACCCAAGTTAAGGACTGTCTAATGGCATACGAGCCACCCCGTCTAGGGCTATCACCAGCACAGTCATGGCGACAGGGGTTGCTGGATAGGGCGCGTGGAGGGAGAAACCTTCTTGGCCCCAACCTCCCACCCGATGGTATCCCTATGGGTGGCAGGGTGAGTCTGATAGGTCCAAATCCCAACGCTCTAAATGCCACGAAAGGCTGGACTGATAGCATAGCGCCCCGTTCCACTGCTGTCGCGCCGAAGGTTTATAGCGCGGGAAATAGGGCGGTAAGCGACATCTTGAGGGATGTCCGAATGGGAGAGGGCAGTGCCCCAAGAGCGGTAGGCGACATCTTGAACGACTACGGGACGCCGGGGTCTTCCAACGACCTGGGCGCTATCACAGACACTCAAGGCGAGTATAGGACCAGCCCCGAAGTCGCGTATGGTGGGTTCGCTCAGAATCCAACTGCTTTCCCAATCCCAGAGGGATTCGGGGAGGGGGGCGGTCCACCCGCCGAATCCGGCCCCTCTGTCCCCGAAGGAGGCCCAGAGGACGTACTGGCTCCTGCCCAGGGATTTTTTGGGCGGTTGCTCGGAGATAGAGGCAGCGGTAAACGGAGCGATATAGCCAGGGCGATGATGGCTGCTGGTGGTCGCATGATGGAGGGCAACCCGTGGGGTACCCTCGCAACCGTTGGGCAGGGTGTTGAAGCAGGGTTGGGTGCATACGAGGAACTGGAAGGACGGAGGCTTCTAGGAGGTGAGAGAGAAGAAGCGAAGCGCATCCAAGACGAGGACCGCGCTAGAAGGATTGCAGCAGAGGATCTGGCGACATCTCAAGATGCTGCTAGGCGCGAAGCATACGGCAAGATAATGCCTGTTGATCCAGAAACTGGCGAGCGTGGTGAGTTCAGTATGGAGGCCTGGGACGATGCTTGGGCGATTGCGCTTGAACAGGGTGACACGGATTTCGCTATGGTATTGACGCAGATGCGACCGGAAGATCCCGAAGAGATACCTCTGGACGATTTTAAGCAGATGACTCGGTCCCAACGGCAACCTGACGGGACTTACAAGGACGTATTCTACAGGACCGGCGCAGACGGTAATGTGGAATTCCAGCTTTCCGAATACGCGGTTCCCCCACCCGCTAGTGCCAGGGCAGGAGGCGCAGGAGGTGCAGGAGGCCAATTCCAGAAAGAAGAGTCTTTAGGTTTGGTTTCTCTTGCTGCGATTAACAGCCTTGTAGACACCGGAGGTTGGATGAGTCTGGCTGGATGGGTGAGGGACGATGATGTGTTTGATGAATTGCAAGGTCAGATCCTTCTCGATAACCCAGATGCGACTGCCACCCAGATAATGGAGGCTACACGGTCATCTTGGAGTAAGGCCGAAGGTTATATGCCCGAAGGATCGTGGTTCAATGATGACGGCGAACTACAACTTGGTGACGAAGCAGCCATGATGATGAACATGGTTCTGAGTGACCCGTCAGGTTCATCCGAAGAAGGTGATTGGGCACCTACCAAGTTCCTCAAGGCGAAATTAAAAGAATGGTCCCAGAGCAATTCAGCAGGAGCAGCCTACGCGACGGCTACAGCCCACGCGCTCCAAGCCATCAACCCGTTGGTTCGCTATCTGTCCGGCGCACAGATGACCAATCGCGAAGCTATGCGCTATTACGGTGCAGTCATCCCATCGTGGGGTGATTCTCAGCAGACGGTCAACGCGAAGATGAGAGGACTGTCGCTCTTGGCTCGTGCGATGGGTGGTGAGATGGAGGCGATGGAACGTGTAGACATGAGGGGTTTCGTGGATGATCCCAACCTGACGCGACAAAAGAACCTTGAAGCGAGAGGCGAATGGGCAAAGACGCAGTTGACTCGAGTAGTGATGGAAGAGGAATCGTCTGATTTGCGTGGGGCGAATGTGGAGGCAGCACAGGCTCGCGCAGACGCCGATGCCGTGGTGGCTGCTTCGATAGCGGCGCAGAATGAGCCATTTAGTATGTTCCGTCCAGGCTATACTCCGACCGAAGAAGAGAGAAGGCGCGCGGGGATGGCTCCAACGCCGCTGGTGGGCTCGGTGCCGCGATGAGTAACGGAGTGGAGCGCGGTTATCGTTACACTGATCCCGAAACCGGGGTCGAGTATGTGTGGAACGGGACTAAGGCAGTTCCGGTCGATAGCGCCGAGGGCCGTAGGATACTCGAAGGGTCTGCTGCTCCCGAGTCTCGAGATCCTGGCGATAGCGGAGATCAGTCGGGTCTGGCTGGGTTCGCTCGCACAGCCGCGCAAGGCGCAACATTCGGATTGTCCGATGAACTCGCGGGGCTTGTTGCCAATCTTCCAGGCGGCAAAACTCCCGAGGAAGCCAGGACCGGAGCCCGACAGAATCTCGCCCAATACCGCTCAGACCATCCTGGGATGGCTATAGGCGCGGAAGTGCTTGGTGGTCTGGCATCTGGATTGTTCGTGCCGGGCGGTGCTGCGAGAGTCTTACCTACACTGGGGCGCGGCCTCAGATCGGCCCGTACTGGTCAACGGGCACTCGCCGCTAGTGGGCTCGGTGCCGCCGAGGGTGCGCTTTACGGTGCGGGTTCTGCGGACGAAGGTGGGCGTCTTGGTGGAGCCGTGAAGATGGGACTTGCTGGCGGCTTATTGGGTGCTGGTATCGGAGCAGCCACGCCTAAGTATACGGGTTGGGCAGGTGGTGGCTTGGCTCCCACGCGGGGAGGTCAGGCACTAGAGTCTGTGCAAGCAGCAAGGGGTGGGCCGCGACGGGCTCCCGCACGGGCTCCAAGGCCAGATCCTGCCGACATACCAGTGACACCGATAGGGCAACAAGGTGCGCCACCGAGCTTGCTAGGGAGAGCGCAGCAGAAGGTAGGGGAGCGGGTTAGACAGGCCGTACAGTTGCCCCAGCCGTCCCCGGTTAGACAAGCTGTAATCGGGGCGGCACGGAAAGCTGGACAAGCGGGACAAGCGGCGGCTGGATCGAGGGCCGGACAAATAGGGGGCCTACTACGACCGCCGATACCGGGGCTTAGGCCAAGTGCTTGGGGTGCAGAGGCTACGGAACAGGCACTGAGGCCCGTCACCAGGGCCGGATCTCGGAGGCTGGGGGAGCTTGACACTGCACTGGAGGCGGCTTCCGGCACATTCAAGAAGTTGGATACGTCATTCCCGACAGGTTGGGGCGATAAAGCGCGACCGAAGATGGGTGCGGATCGACTCAACGCGCTCAACCAAGAGGCGGTGGATGTCGTTCAGGAGATTTCCAAGCATTCCCAGGTAAAGACGGCCCTCAGTTCGGCACAGGGGACGTTCAAGGACATGACCTCCATAGGCAAGCTAAGGAACGCGGTCAAGTTCAAGAACGGCAAACTCAGGCCCGTAAAGTCAGTGCCACGTTTGGCGCACAAAGAAGTGAAGGCTCTGTGGCAGAACCTACGACATATGTCCGGTGAGGTGGAAGAAGCCGACATCCTCTTCGACAAGTTGGACGATGTGTACCGGAGGCTTTACGGGAAGGGTACGGACAGAGCTACCAAGGGCTACAAGGCCGCGATCCAAGACGTTGACGCTTACCTTATGGGAAGTGGTTCTGTTAAGAATCTAGCCGGAAGAAGAATGGGGAGGCCACAACTGTTCAACAAAGGGGCTCTCCAGACGCCGGACGGGTTGAGGATCGCGATCAAGGAGATCAGCGAACATGGCGGGGTAGGTAGCACCGAAAGGACACTCGGCAATTTCATGGAGGGTCTTTTCGATACGGAAGTGCGCCAAGCCTTAACAAAAAACCCCGAGGAGGCTGTCAAGCGATTGGCAGGAAGGAAGGAGTGGCTGCGTATGTTCTTTAAGCCGGGGAAGGAGGGCGACAAAGCGTTCAACGGAGCCTGGAAGGAAGTCCAAGCACTTGCCAAGGCTGGCGGGAAAAAGAAGGGTCTGGCTGGCAAAGCTGGGTTGCTCGGTGGAGGCGCACTTCTGGGTGGTTCGGGGTTGTTCGTTTGGGATCTTTTTGACTAACATGATCCGCCAGATCCTAGCCGACGAGAAAGGCAAACTGTCAGCCGCTCGAGTTCTACTGGTAGCGTCCTTGGCGTTCACTGCCGTGATCATCGTAGCTGACTCGCTTTTGTGGGCTCAAGTGCCCAACGCTGCCTACGCACTGCTCGGCACGATCTTCACTGGCCTTCTGATGTGGACTGCCGGTCCCAGGATCGCTCAGTATTTCGGGCCACAGATCGGTGCGATAGTGGGCGGGATCGGCGCATCTCTGACCAGAGAGCCGAGTAGGCCCGATCTCCTCGACAATGACCCTGGCTTTCGCGATGACGAAAGATGAGTGGGTCGAGGTGTGCGGCGAAGCCCTAGAAGCAGGGGGCATTGAGCATTTCCACCCGCTAGAAATCTGTGACGTTGGCCGAGAATCACTTGGGACGAAGCTGTACCAGCCCTGGAAGCTGCGGGTTCCACCGCTCCACCTAATCCACAACGCGATCCTGCTATGCCGGGTGCTGCTCGACCTTCGCTCATCAAGGCGCGTGATGCCCGTGCGCGTGAATTCTTGGTATCGCGACTCCTCGTACAACCACCGGATCGGTGGCGTCCCGAGGTCCATGCACCTCACCTGTGGTGCTGCCGATGTTGTTAAGGCTGGTTTCACGCCTAGCGAGGTCGCGGATATGTTGGAAGCTCATCCTGACAGCGCCCAGTTCGGTATCGGTCGCTACAAGACCTTCACGCACATCGACATTCGTGGGATGATCGGCAGAAGCGCACCAGCACGATGGTAAGGAGAAGATCATCGTGAGTGGATACAAAGATTGGGAGCAACCAACCCGTGATGGCGTAGCTTTGTGGCAAAGCTCTTACTGGGACTCAGAGCATGAGGAAGGCCCAGAAGAGCTTGTTCTCAACATACGAAAACTTCTTGACGAGATGCTTTTTAACACTCACATGGAAATGGATCGTGGAAGCGCAGAG